CTGTGAAGATGGTGTCGATGGTGTCTGGATTCAGCTTGGCGATGCCGCTGAGTGATTGACCCCAAGCACGAGGCTAACGGTGAAATCAGGGTGACTTTCCGCACTTACTGTCACCGTTGCCGTGATTTCACATTACTTACTGAGCGGAACGACTGGTACGAATGGAGTCGCTGTGAGAATGAGTCGTGTCGCTTTGAGACTGGAGAAGTTGAAATTGAATTCTTTAGAGACGACTAACACTTGGCATGGCAAATGCGCGATGGATTTTACGACGCAAGAGCTGCGAGAAGTCTTACGACTTATCGCTGCTGACGCTGAGAGATCAGTAGACCGCAAGATCCGAGCTGATGGCTTAGCCGACATACTTTACGAAGCTGCTGAACGACTGAAAGGAGAAACAAACCATGGTTAATGCAAAGAAAATGACTGCGCCGACGAAGCAACAGCTACGCGAAATGATCTCTGAGCTACGCGAAGAGGTCAGCCATTTGCAAAATCAATTGGCAGAAAACGAGTCGCTACGCGACAAGCTCGCATCAAAGGCGGGAATGGCCGACCACTTAGAAAAAACGCTGAAGGAGTACAGCGACTATCATTTTAAGGCGAGTTGCGTGCATGACCTTTCCGCACAGCTCACGCTAAACGATGTTTTCCACATCCTGTGGATGTTTAGAACGCGCCTAGATGCGGTCATACGGGATGGCGATGATGCAATCTGGCTAGAGTTTGCCGAATTTCCCTTTGTTGTTGAGGGCGGCAACCTCACCTTTGTTTTTGAGCGAGAGCAAAATCAGGCAACCGATTCCTAGTCGCTATCCTGTGGCAGCGCGTTTTGGGACGCGCTGACCACATCTTTCAGAGCCTGAATGTGCATATCCCCAAGGTTCACATTTACCTGAGTCGCCGGACGATTCCCATAGCTCTCTGGGTTCATTGCTCCCGCTAACCATTTACGAGTGTCTATCTTCAGCTTAGCCACTGCTACCTCTTCTGCAGTAGCACACTCGTCTGCTATCTGCAGTGTTTCCTCCGCTAGCGTATCGCTAGCTATCCGCCTAGCTTCCATATAACGACCCCAGCGGGATTCGTCACGACTACTCTTTGGCCCGCCATGAAGCCAAGTGTAAAAAATGCGATTACCAACGCCGGTCTCTTTTTGTAACGATGCAATGGTACGACCAGCCATGACTCGCTCAAATACCCAGTCTTCGCCGTATTCTTCGTCTAGTTTTTTACAGCCGACTCTCGTGAGTTTTTGCGCAACCATTTGGACTCCAGTTCATTTAGAAAATCATCGAATGGCATCAGAGCTATCTTCTGACAGTCGTTAACGACTTCATCTGCAAGCCATTGAAGCGGCATCACTGCCTGCCATTTCATTTGATCGAAACGGTAGGCAAGCACGGGCACCTCATGGTGCCGTGCTTGTTCGCAGGCTTGTTGCCACCATTCACGACGGTAGACATTACCCCGTTGGTATCGTTTTACCTCTAAAGCAATGCCGGGGATGCCGATAAGATCACAGCCGCCTAAAGCGGCTTGATCGTAGTTACGTTGGAGATCGAGGTCGGGAAACCTATTTTTAACGACTGTTATCAGCTCTAGCTCTCCGCGAGCACCTTTAGATCTTGATTTTTTACTCAAGATAGACTCCTGCGCTTTCGGAGCCACTTCGTCGGGTTCCGCTTACGGCGTCACCCCCCGCACTGGCGGGTTGGAGCCTTGCATATTTGATACGCTGTGTCAAATTTGTGTATCTTCTGTATCGTTAAGCTCAACGAACTTCAAAGTGTCAGTGCTGATTTTGATGTGTTTAGGCTTCGGCCATGGGCCATTTCTGAGCATAAAGTTCAGATTTACCCCCTGATCTGCCTTCGTCAGCATCATGCCGGTATCCATCCAGCCAACCAGACTTGAAGCGCCACGAGCGCCTTCAAAGCCATCTTTCTCAGTCGCTCCCTTACGAGTGTGATGAACCAAAATGATGACCGGCGGTTTAGGTAGCTGTAGCAGCTTTTCGTCTGTGAGTGCGTTTACCTTTTTTAGGAAGGCGTTTACTTCAGCGTTGTTCGCTTCATCACCTGCAAAGAAGTTGGCCATCGGGTCGATGGCGATGATTTCAGGCTTGATGAGTTTGATGAGGTCTTTAACTTGGTCGAATTGATCGACCAAGTTCAAGTCGCCGCGCTCCGTCCAAAAGAAATTCTGGTTCAGCAGCTCTTGTTCATGCTGCAAGTAGCTATCAACCATAGAGCGCAGCCTGACGCCGACATACGGCCCTCTGATCTCCGCCTGTAACCACAGAACCCGATGTGGTCTGTCCCACTGATAACCCAGCAGATCGCCTCCACAGGCCGCGCTCGTGAGCATTTGAAGAACGAATTGAGATTTACCGAGTTTGGGTGCGCCAATGACTAGGCAGCGAAAACCTGCCGCTATAAAGCCATGACCGAGGTACTCGTCTGGCTTTTGCTTTTCGAGCTGAAAAGCATCGTTCAACGACCTAACTTGGATGCCTTCAGGCTCGAAGCCTTTGTCTCTGGCACCCCGTATCATCACCGTGATTTCTTCGATGGTTTGCTCAACGGAGTAACCTTGCTCCGTCCATTCTTCGCAGTAACTAAGGATAAAGTCGTCAGATTTACCGCTATGTACCATCCCAGCTACGATACGCAGTTTCGTGTCATGCCAATCCGTTGAGTTGCGCTTTTCTGCCGTTTTACGCCTTGATTGAAGCGCCTGTAGGTGCCTCCAATCAAGGGCAGGCAAGTCGTCAAAAGAATGGAAGTCTTGGTCGTCTCGCCATTCAATCTTGTACTTACCGCCAGCAAAGCAGATGTAGCCGCCGATGCCTCTCGTGTCGATGTTGTGAAACTGTCCTGTTGGCACAGTGACTGGGCTGGTGGCGTAGTAGAAGTGATAGCCACCGCTCTGTGAACGTCCTACCAAAGGCGTATAAGGCAGGTTTTTTATCGCCCATTCCAGCGCTTCGCCATCTTTGTGGCAGTCAATGTCAACGACGTTGAACTGCTTGCCGGTGACTGCCGCCACGATCCCCGGATGTTCTACAACTTCACTAAGCTCCTGCGGACTAAGCTCGCGTTGCTGTAACTCCTTCCAAGCAGGCCAAGTCGGTCGTTTGTTGTCAGCGCAAGGCAGCAAAGACACCCCATACTCTGTCGCCAGCTCCTCAAGAGCTGGCGCAAGGTCTTGACCATCGCTGTGTATCATTTGTCTCATAAGGACGGCATCGTGTGTGATGTTTGACACATACGCAACAAAGTGTATCCTCAATCCTGAATTGTATGAGGAGTATGTAAAAGCTATAAAATGGACAATCAAGATCTGGCCGAAAGGCTGAAAAAGCTGCGAGAAGCAAATGGCTACTCGCTAAGAGATCTTGCTGAGAGGATTGGCTCAAGTGCGAATACGATCATGCGCTGGGAGCGGAACGAATCCGCTCCATCGCAAGAATTCGTTGTGAAACTAGCCGAGCTATACGGCAGAGATCCGGTATGGGTTACGTTTGGGGTGAAGAAGCCAAGCGCGAACCAAAACGAAGACAAAACAATAGGGAAAATCAGTAGTAGGTTAGAGCTTCTTACACAGACACAGCTTCGTGCAGTAGATGACGTTGTTGCTCTTTTCCTCAGGATAGACGTTGAGGATGATGAAAGTAATGAGAAGCAACGAGCTTGATGAGCACGAGGTAGAGGCGTTCATTTACGCCTGCTGTGAAAAGTTTTTGAAGTGTGATGCGTGGGATTTACATTGGGTCTTGTTAAACGACAGGTTTGAGGTTTTCACTGAAAATCCGAAATTGTTCCCCGCAAAAAACGCAGATTTTATGCCGAGGGCGGCGAATGTGCTCGCAAGTATCGCGTATAACGATAAGTCGGACTATATGAGACAGAACTTTTCCAACATGACTTACCGAGCATTTAAGTCATTAGTATCGCAGCGTTTCAATGATCTTTATGGGAAAGGACAATGGAACGAGAAAGGTAGATTCATGATGCTCTATGAAGCAGACCAAACCTTCATTGTCGTTTATAACCGAAAAGCCATGATGTTTGATTGCAACCCCTCGATGATTAGGGGTTTAAAAAAGCGCTTTGGAGCAAACGAGGATAGTCAAATCTCCGCAAATGTGTCCTACATACGACACAATGTTTGATTTCTGATACAAACTAGGTCATATTTGTTCTCCTCAAACGAGGAGAACAAATTTGTCAGAACAAGAAACCAAAAAAGAAACGGTTCCTCTTTCCGTTAAAAGGGGAATCATCGCAGAGAACGAAGTAATCGTTTTAGCCGGTGCTGGTGGCACGGGAAAAAGCACGGTAGCAGCGGCATCAAGCCAAAAAGCACTTGCTTTCGACACGGAGAAAGGTACTCACTGGCTCGATGTAGACCGCATAGACTGCGACAGCGCAGAGGTCCTGAAGACCGAACTTAAAAAATTCGCTGACCAAGATCATGGTTACGACACAATCATCTTCGATAGCTGGGATCGGCTATGCGAGATGATTGAAAACGACATCGTCAAAGAGGCACAAAAAACAAAGCCTCACATCAAAGCCATTGGTGATTTCGACCATGGAGCCGGATACACCAAAGCGACGAAACAGCACTCCGACTTGCTCGATTATATTGATCGTAACTTGCGAGGCAAGTTCCGCATCATAGTGGTCTGCCATGTGCAGACCACTACTTACAAATTAGATCCTACCGTCGAGCCATACCAAAAGTTTTCCTTAAAGATGCGCGACAAAATGGCTTCCAGACTGCGTGAGTGGTCAGACTTCTGCCTGTTCGCAAACTTTGACGTTGCAACCTACAAGACAGGTAAGGGGTGGGATCAAAGAGTCGTTGCTGATGGAGACCCTATGAAGCGATGGGTTCACACCAGCGGCACAACCTATTTTGACTGTAAAAGCCGTATCCCGTTGCTTTCGGAGGACGGAGATCCAGTTTTCGAGTTCACGTGGGAAAACATCGAAGCTGCAATGAAGAGAGGATTGAAGAAATGACGATTGATGTAACGGCATTTGTGGAGGCTACTGGCGCAACAGAGTTCAAAGCGTTAGAGCCGGGGGTTTACAAAGTCTCTTGCCTAGATGTCATTGAGATTGAAAACAATTATGGCGAGAGTTTCCAAATGGAACTGCAAGTGCAGCAACCGCGCAGAAAGATGCGTGTTTGGCTAAACAAGCCTCGTGAGCAGATGGATTGGAACAAGCTGGATCTTTGCTTCAAGTCGTTTGGCAAAAACATTGTTGAAGCTGCCTGCGACGAAGTGGATGGAAAGGTTCAGTTTAACCCTAAGAAAGTAGATGCGTTAAAGGGTGGTGAAGCATCAGTAGAGCTGTCTGTTTCTAACGACGGGAAAAACAATCGAGTGGCAAAGTGGCTCCCGGTGGGCACTAAGCCTAACGATCAGCCACAGCCTGCAATGGTTGCTAGTGATGACGATGACGACATCCCCTTCTAACCATTTCACCGACATCATCCGACAGGCTTACAGCAATCGTGTGTCCGAAAGACACACGATTGGGCTGTCTGGCATCGGAAAAGATGAGCGGGTTTTGACACTGGAATCTCGGTTTAGCTGGCCAGACGTGCCAGAGCCACGTAACGCCATGATTTTTGCGTTGGGCGATGCGGTAGAGGAGATCATCGACTCAGTGATCCCAGATGAACACAGGCACCCAGACGGCAATCAGCTACGAGTCGTACTAGAAAGCGGCCACATCACAGGGCATGTGGACAATGTGTTGCGAGTCGGCAACAAAAACGTGTTGGCCGAGTACAAGTCATGCAATCAAGCTCGTTACAAGAAGCTCGAAAGGCTTAGCAGCTACGAGCTTTGGGACGATGGCTACTATCAGCAAATTCAAGCCTACATGGGTGCCTGTAACGAGCTGCATAGCTTAGAGATAGAAGAATGCCATGTTGTGGTGATGAATAAGAACACCTGTGAATTGTACGAGGAAGTCATCGCCTTTGATCCGCTCTGCTGGGAGCGGATCAAAGAGAAGTGCCACAACCTCGTGAGCATGACATCGGTGCCACCACCGACGATGCAAGCCTCGGATTACCGCGTAAAGAACTTTATGGGTGAGGAGCAGCAGAAGATCTACATGGGTGAGTGGACACCACCTAGCGCGAACTGTCGTAACTGTGCTCACTCAAAGCGTGATCTTAACGACCCTGTTGAGAAACGTGGGCAGTGGGGCTGTAAGAGAAAAAAGAAAGTATTGAGTTTAGAAGAACAAAAAAAAGGGTGTGAGCAGCATCAGTGGATACCAGAGCTTGTTCCAGCGGTTTGCATTGATGAGGACGCTAAAACATATCAGAGAGGAAGCCTCGAGTTCCGAAACGACGAAGACGGCCTCAGCTCTGAAAAGATCGCTTGGCTTTGTCGAGCTGACTGGGACATCAGCGGATCAGAACCTTTGTTCAAAATTCTGGACGAGTTTGATGGGAGTTTAACCTTATGACCAAAGACTACATGACGCTCTCAAAGTTTCATCAGAAGTACCCAGACTTGCATAAATCGTTTGCCTCGCTAAAAGCAGAGGCAACGAAACGTCGAGACAACGGGCTGATGGATCACAAAGCGATTGTAGAGAAGCGAATAGGCGCTACACGGCCATCTCTACTGATAAGTCCATCACGTTACTTCGATTGGCTTGACGACATGCAGGTAGAAGAGGATGAGTAACCTTAACGCTTGGCTTGTAGAGAAGTATGGGCCATTGATGACGATGCAAGACTTAGCGCAAGTGTTGAAGGTGAAAGACATAAGGTTTCTGCGCGAGAAGATCCGGAGCGGAGAATACGACTTGAAATTAGTCGATCTTGGCCAGAAAACTTACGTAAACAGTTTCGACGTTGCGAGGCTCTTCAGCTAATGATGACCTTTACCACCAAAAAGATTGGTGAGGTTGCCAATATGAAGAAAGTCAGTGAGATACAAGAAATGCTGATGAACAACGCTACGCTTCTTGTGGCTTACCCAGATGCCAGCAAAGATAAGAGTGACCAGTGGCTGAAGACTGTGGACATCTGTAGGATCGAACTCAGGCGTCGGCATCAGGTTCAAGAGGGAATGAAGAACAGCTAGACCAAGAGCGACACACTCTCTCCTTGCAGCGTGCCCCCGTCCGCTGTGGTCGTATGGCGGGGCTTACACTAAGTCTGTGGCTTTTAGGTTAGTATAGCGTTTGAGCTGTTTCCAATCTTTATGGCCGGACACCAACGCAACTTGCTCTATAGAAAAACCACGCTCAAACAGACGACTTACCGCCTCGTGCCGGAGGTCGTGAAAGCGTAAGTTATTTATCTCCAGTCGTTTGGTGAGCTTGGCAAAGGCATCGCTGACCGAGGGTGCGGTCTTTGGGTTCTCAAACACCTTCTCACCACGACGAGGCAGTGCCTCAAGCACTGCCTTCGTCTCATCAAACATCGGGATAAGCTGGTCGTTACCTTCTTTATTTTTGGGGTCTTTACGCTGCCTGACGAGGATTGTCCTATCCTCAAAATTAAGGTCTGACCACAGCAATCCATGGATCTCACTCTGACGCATGGCACTGTCAGCCGCGATACGAATAAAGTCGTTAAGCCAGTGATGGCTTGTTGCCTCAAGCAACAAGACCATCTCCTGCGTTGTAGGGCGTCTGTCACGCTCCTCAGTGGCCCCTATGAGTTTTAACAGTCGTAAGGTAGGCATGGCCTGCTTAACGGGGTTATGCACCATCTGAAGCCCCCACAGGTCACGAGCTATGTCGAGCGCTTGACCGAGGTAGCTGAGTTCCTGAACGACTGTAGAGCCAGCTACCGTCTGACGACGGTTGCTGGCGTAGGTGGTGAGGAGCTTGTTATTTAGGTCGCCAACACTAGCGTCAGTAAAGAAGCGCTGTAGCTGTCTGACACTGGCCATCTTGCTACGACCAAAAGGCTTGATGGCGTGGATCTCGCAGGCATAACGATCAAGTATAGAGGCCACGCTTGTGGTATCTAATTGCTTCTCGTCTTGATAGGTGCCATCGGCCATCTGGGTCTCTACACGCTGAGACCAGAGCTGTGCTGACTTCTTTGTCGGAAATTGCTTAGAGACACGCCTGTAGCCCTGACGCGCTATCTGAGCTATCCAACCATCTCCTTTGCGGCGAATAGATGCCATCGCATTCCCACTATGTTACAACCGGGGAAATCGTAGCAAAAT